GCAGATAATCGGGGATATTACACAAGGCTCCGAGGGAAAGGAAGCGTATTACCTGGGGGCAGCCGTGAAGTATCTGTACCGATATCCTAAGAAGGGTACACCGCTTAAGGACTTAAGGAAGGCCAAGCAGTACATTGATATGCTGATTAAGCTAAAGGAGGAACAACATGAATAATGTACAACTCGAGGGCAACCTCGCAAGAGATATTGAAATATCGTTCAGCAAGAACGGAATGGCGGTAGCACGGGGAACAGTAGCGTGCAACAGACGCATCAAAGACGGCGACGAATGGAAGGATACAGCCGATTTTGTACCGTTCACGGCATTCGGAGCATTAGCCGAAGGCATGGACCAGTGGACGAAAGGGCAACGAGTATGGGTATTCGGTAGATTCTCAACGTCTAAGTATGAAAAAGACGGCGAAACGAGATACTCAAGCAACGTCATTGCAACGGGAGCCGGCACGGCCTTGTTCCCGTACAAGAAGAAATCCGAAGACGGAATACCGGCATCACAGGGTAACGGATTCGAGGACTTGGGAACGCCTGTCGATGAGGAATTGCCGTTCTAATAGCCGATAAATTAAAAATTTGGCATCTGTGGCGAGTTTTTATATGTCTTATGATAATTTTATCACGGAGTAATTAAAAACTCGTTACAGGTCAAAATAAGAAGGTTTTCGAGGAGATGAGTAAATGCCGGTAAAATATTACAAAGACAAAAATCAAATAGAGCTAATCGTATACGGGAATCCGGTTGCACAGGGGCGGCCGAGATTTTCCCAGCAAGGGGGATTCGTCAAGGCGTATGACCCGATTCAGTCGAAGTCCTATAAGCAGCTTATACGACTGGAGTTGCAGCCGTTACTATCAGATCCGGACTTCAAACCGATTGACAAGGCGTGTTGTTTGAATCTGAAAGTTTTTCGAGCCATGCCGAAAAGTTTCAGCAAGAAAAAACGTGAGGAAGCGTCACTCGGTTATGTACGGCCGACAACGAAGCCGGATACAGACAATTACGTAAAAGGCGTATTGGACGCATTAAACGGTACGGTACTGAAAGACGATAGCGTCGTATGCGAGATATTCGCACGGAAATTCTATAGCGAACGACCGAGAATCGAGGTCGTCCTGGAGGCGAAAATATGCTAACTATATACTTATCGCACCCGTTTACGGGTAACGAGTCAGAAAATAGAGAGAAGGCGAGAGCCTATGCGGCTGAGATTACTCGCAAGCGTTCCGATATATTAATCGTGAATCCGCTCGACGCTATGATATATGCCGGGTTCTTGCCATATGTTGATGTGCTGGAGAAGACTATTGCACTCATGATGATGTGCGATGCAGCCGTGGCACTTGGAAACTGGCAGATAAGCACCGGCTGCATGGCTGAGTACAACGTTGCAAGGCAGAACGGCATGAAGTGGATGGAAAGCGTCGAGGAAGTGGTTAATTATCACCCGAAACGGCGTAAGCGATAAAACAAGTAAAAAGGAGGACGCACACAGTGTTTCATAACGATTACATAAATGCAGTACGGGAGTACTTGCACAGGTATCACGAATTTAATACGTACATTAAGAATATCAAGGCCGACTTGGAAGACTTAAACGCCACGCAAGCACTGTGTGCCGCCCCTAAGGTGCCGACGTTGTCACACACGCCTGGAGGAAATGGGATTATGATAAGCCCGGAAGAGCGAGCCGTATATGAGAATGACCGCATCGAAGAACGACGGCAAAAACTGTATTCAGATCTGGAGAAGATCGAGCCGCTAATCAATCGGTTAAACCGTTCTATCGAGGCGTTAGAGTATTCCGACCGAGTAATCACCGAAGAACGATTTATTAACGGAGCGTCGTGGATGAGAATTGCCGACAGGCTACACATGAGCGAAACCGCCGTGCGTAAGCGTTCGGGCAAGGTCCTGGAGCAAATAGCGACGATGATGTTCGGCCCGTCCGTCATTCCGGTGCAGACGCATTTCGTGTTCTTTGATGAGTGGAAAAAATCGTAACAGTCACAAATGGTGCGGATTTGTGCCGAAACGGTGCGGATTTTTCGGTTATTATAATAGTGTGATTGAACACCTCCTAAAGAAATAACGAACAAACACGGAAAAAGAGATACCCAAGCAGCCGGGCATCTCTTTTTTCGTTTGCGGTGAAAACATGACAATCATAAAATGCGGAAAGACGAAGTGCATGAATAATAAAAACGGAACATGCACAGCGATAAACATAAGAATATCAAGACAGGCTCGATGCAACGACGTTACGAATGTATACGAGATAATGAACTCATCGAGATATGGAAAGGCGGTTAAAAATGAATATCATCGAAAAACCGATAAATGAGGTAATCCCTTACGAAAAAAATCCGAGAATTAACGATAACGCTGTTCCGGCCGTGATGAAGAGTATCGAGGAATTTGGCTTCAAAGTACCTATCGTCATCGATAAGAACGGAACAATCGTTACAGGCCATACACGACTGAAAGCAGCGAAAAAGCTCGGTATGAAGACGGTCCCGTGCATCGTAGCGGACGATTTAACGCCGGAACAGATTAAGGCGTTTCGCCTTGCGGATAACAAGGTAGCCGAGGCGGCCGAATGGGATATGGAGCTGCTTAACGAGGAGCTTGACGGAATCATTGACATAGATATGTCCGATTTTAACTTTGGTGATATAACTGATAGCCCGTCATCTGAAGACGTGGTTGAAGATGACGGCGAAAACATCGAACTTCCTAGCGAACCGAAGACAAGACTCGGAGATATATGGATGATTGGCCGCCATAAACTCATGTGCGGCGACGCCACTTCTGAAGACGTGTTAAAACGTCTCATGGGGGGGGACAAAGCAGATATGTATCTTACAGATCCTCCGTACAACGTTGCTTACGAAGGAAAAACAGAAGACAAATTGACAATTCAAAATGACAGCATGGAAGATTCCGCTTTCTATCAATTTCTTGTCGATTCGTTCGTCGCAGCCGATTCTGTAATGAATGAAGGGGCGGCTTTTTATGTATGGCACGCTGACTCGGAAGGATATAACTTTCGTGGCGCATGCCGTGCCGTTGAGTGGGAGCTGCGAGAATGCTTAATTTGGAACAAAAACACAATGGTGCTCGGAAGACAGGATTATCAATGGAAGCATGAGCCGTGCTTATACGGATGGAAAGGCGGAGCGGCACATAATTGGTACGGCGATCGAAAACAAACAACGGTCATTGATATGAATAAGCCGAATCGCAACGCCGAGCATCCGACAATGAAGCCTGTACAACTGTTTGCATACTTAATGGAAAATAGCAGCAAACCCGGAGATATTATTCTTGATTCGTTCTGTGGAAGCGGAACAACGCTTATTGCGTGCGAGCAGATGGGTCGGGTAGCACGAGTTCTTGAACTCGATCCGAAGTATTGCGATGTCATTATAAAGCGATATATAAATCTCGTCGGCAGCTCTGATGGAGTGGCTGTCGAAAGAAACGGGGAAATGATTAAATACGCCGACTTATAAGGTGGTGACATGATGGCACGACGAGGGAGAAAGCCTGCAGATATATCTAAGCAAGAGTTCGAAAAGTTGTGTGCGCTACAGTGTACACAGGAAGAAATCTGCAGCTTTTTTGACGTGACCGACAAAACGTTAACGGCATTTTGCCGAAGAACATATGGCATGAAATTCTCCGAGGTTTTCAGAGAAAAGCGTGGAAAAGGTAAAATTGCGCTGCGACGCTCGCAGTTTAGGCTTGCCGAGAGGAATGCGACCATGGCGATATTCCTTGGTAAACAATACCTCGGACAGCGAGATGTGCAGGATGTGAAGGTCGAGGGCGCGATAGATAATCCCTTTGACGGCGTTAAAACGGAAGACATAAAGAAGCTGATAGGCGATGATTGATGAACGCATTAAGCGGCAAGCAAAACGAGAACTCGCACGGCGTGAGTTCTTTTATTTTTGCAATTTAATGGCTTCAGACTTTTATAAACCTGAACGGCGATATCTTGTTGAGTTGTGTGAGGCGTTGCAGTCGTTCTATGAAGATGAGAAAGCCAAAGTGCTTATTATTAACGAGCCGCCACGGCATGGAAAAAGCCGCACTGCGAGCTTATTTGTCGAATGGGTCCTTGGTCGCAACCCGGCCGAAAAGATAATGACAGGGTCGTATAACAACATTCTTTCGGCAACCTTTGCTAAGAATGTTCGAAATGCGATCCAAGAGGTTAAAGCAGATGAGAATATCACGGTTTACTCTGATATATTTCCAAACGTCCGTATAAAACGTGGTGATGCCGCTATGGACATGTGGTCGCTTGACGGCGGCTATAATTCATACTTGGCAACGTCTCCGTCAGGGACGGCGACAGGTTTTGGTTGTTCGCTCCTTATTATCGACGATATCATAAAGAACGCCGAAGAAGCCTATAACGAAACAGCGAAAGAAAAGGCCTGGCTGTGGTTTACGAATACAATGCTAAGCCGTCTTGAAGAAGGCGGTAAGATACTCATCATCATGACCCGTTGGGCGAGTGATGATTTGGCCGGACGAGCGATTGAACATTTCGGCGATGCGGCCAAGGTCATTACGATGAAGGCCCTGCAGCCGGACGGTACCATGCTCTGCGATGAGATATTATCCCGACACAGTTATGAAGAGAAAGTACGTGCCATGGGGGAAGACATCGCCAGTGCCAACTATCAGCAAGAGCCGATAGACCTCAAGGGACAGTTATACTCGAGCTTTAAAACGTACGACCGCATCCCGGTAGATACAAACGGCAATCCGTTGTTTACAGCCATTCGGAATTATACGGATACGGCTGATACAGGATCCGATTACCTTTGCTCGATTGTGTACGGAGTGTACAACGGCGAAGCTTATGTACTTGACCTTTTGTACACTAAGGACGCTATGGAAGAGACGGAGCCGGCAACGGCAGCCATGCTATATCGGAACGGCGTAAATGTGGCCGACTTCGAATCAAACAACGGCGGCCGAGGCTTTGCAAGACAGGTGCGACGGATATTACAAGACACATACAAGTCGAATAAGACGGTCATTAATACGTTCGCACAGACGAAAAATAAGACGGCACGAATACTTTCCAATTCAACGTGGGTCATGGAACACGTCTATTTTCCGACCAACTGGAAAGACCGATGGCCTGAATATCATAGGGCAATGACTCGTTATCAGCGAGAAGGTAAAAATGCTAACGATGACGCACAGGATGCAACGACGGGCATTGCCGAGAAAATAAACGCCCCGCAGATTAAAGCGGCACACGTCAATATTTATTAAGGAGTAAAAATATGGACTCTGAAAAACTGTATGGATATAAGTTACTAAAAGACGCATATTACGGTACAGGGCTGTTCTCTGTTGGCCGTGGCCTTGTACGACACCCGAGAGAAAGCACGCCGAATTACGCCTTTCGCAAGAAACTGGCTTACTACCTGAACTATACCGGTCCTATCGTCAATGCGTCGGTAGATCCGATATTTAGGGACACAATCAAGCGTGAATATAAAGACACGGAGAAGTTCAAGGTGTTCTTGGAAGACGTAGACCGCAAAGGCACGAGCTTACAGGAATATATACGTCAGCAAGCGACACTTGCTAAGCTGTACGGTGTTGTGTATGTCGTTGTGAACAACGTTGTGGAGTTTGGCGAATCGGTGGCTGATAACGTCAAGAATCGAGCCTTACCGTATCTCACGGCTGTTGAGCCGCATCACATTACGGACTGGCAGTTTGATGAGAAGGGAATATTAATCAAGTTCGCATACAAGGACGTTATTTACGACGCTGACAGAAAGAAACGAACACGATATTACATATGGACTCCGACGAACTGGCAGGTCTTAGACGAGAACGGGAACCAAATCAAGGGTGGCACGCATAACATCGGTCGCATTCCCGTTGTTCAGTGGTTCGGTAGAAGCTCCAAAAAGACGGATATTTTACCGCCTGCCGAGTTTTTGAGTATTGCACAGACAAACTACCATGTGTACCACCTGTGCAGCCTTTTGACGCAAATACTCAACAATCAGACGTTCTCCGTATTGACGATGCCGGCAGACGGCAGCACTCCCGACGTAACGCTCGGAACAAATAACATGCTGCTGTATCCGCAAGAGTCATCTCACGCACCGGCATTCATCGCTCCGGATAAGGGTCCGGCTGAAGTGCTGATGGCTCAGATTGACCGACTCATAAAGGAAATGTACCGTATGAGCGGCATTGATTCGGTTGTAGGCGTAGAACAGTCAAAGAGCGGTGTGGCCAAACAATGGGATTTTGAACGAACCAACCAACGACTGGCAGACTTCTCCGTTCAGTGTGAAGAGGCCGAAAAGGATATCATTGGACTGTACGAATTGTGGGCGAAAGAAAACGTCGGATATGAAGTTGAATATCCTCGAGAATTTCAAATTAACGACGTTACTGAATCGCTGTCTCAGGCACAACAGGCACTGGACCTTGGGTTTAGATCCGACACGTTCTCCGCTGAAGTAAGTAAGAAAGTCCTGGAAGCGTATATGCCGAATATTGAGCCTGATACGTATGATGACATTGTAAGCGAGATAGAAGAAGGCTTCGATGAGGCTGAAAGAGATAGGGATTTAATGAAACAACGGTTTGAGCCGATGACGGGTGATAAGGGTGATGTAAATGCCGAAGGACAGAACGCAGAACAACCTGGAGAATAATTTAGACGGTTTCGAGCGAGTCCTTCGGGCCTTAATCTTAGTCGGTATGGACCCTAAAGAAGCCGTAAAAGTTGCGTATCACCGTTATCCGGTTATGCGGCACCTTTACAAGGATTTGCTCGACGACCTTGTTGGCGATTTTGCTGAAGGGTATGGGAAGAAACAAGCGGCGGCCAAGTTTGAGCATGAAGCCATATCAGCGGCTATGAATAAATCATGGACCGACGACGGCGTAAATCTTTCTGAACGCATGTATAAGAACAGCAAGAAGGTCCAGGCCGAATCGGCCGAGGTCATCGGCAAGGCTATTAAGGAAGGCGAGTCGGTAGCCAAGACGGCCAAGAAGCTATTCGATGGATACGGTAAAGGCGGTATCATTCCTGAGCAAGATATACCCGAATTCATTCAAGAGGTGAAGGACTTACCTGTTCCCGACTGGCTCGACGAAGAAGCGGTCGCTGAGTGGAAGGCAGCCATACGCCATGCACGAAAGCTTATTGAGCAAGGAACAACGCCTGGGCTAAGAGCAGCGTATAGTGAGGTCATGGATGCCATTGAAAACGGAGCAAAGCAAAATGTAAGCAAGGCTATTGATACTGCAGTACAAGAAAAGACTCGATATACAGCCGAACGTATTGCACGCACGGAACGAGCGAGAGCCTACGCTGATGGAGTCATGGCTAAATATATGGATGACCCGGACATTGTGGCGTTTCAGTGGAAACTATCCGATAGACATCCGAAGTGCGATATTTGCGATGTATACGCTCATGCCGACCTGTACGGACTCGGCAAGGGTATATTCCCGAAGGATAAATTTCCAAAGCTCCCTGCACATCCTCACTGCTTATGTCGAATAAAGCCAATTGTTGACGGCATGATTGATATGAGCAAACAAAAGGATAATGTTGATAAAGGTGGAAAAGCATACATCGATACGCTTCCGAAACGGGAGCAAGAGCGGCTACTTGGTGTCCATGGTAGAAATTTAGTAAATAAAGGTTTTTTGTCGTGGTCTGAAAAAGCAAGAGGAATAAGTCACGATGGATTCAACGCACGAGTTCCTGTTCCTGAAAGTTTGAAAGCATATGTCAAGAATGGCAAAGTAAACGTAGGGGAATTAGGCAAACGACTTGATGGAGAAGCGGTTGATGATGTTATAAAACGAGTTAAGGATTATATTAATTCACCTTTCTTCATAAGTGAATACGTTCCACGGCAAGGAATGCACACAGAAGGGCATAAACTATACAAGCCCGAAGATAATAAAAGCTATTATGAGTATGAAATTCCTAATAAAGATGTAATCAAAGCCATAAAGGATGCCATTGATGTTGGGGGAATACAAATGACAAAAAACGGAAATTGGAGTCACAAAGTGCTTATTGATATATCACCGCATATTGGCTATACTGTGAATAAAGAAACGGGAGAGCTGACTAGGACTAATCTTGCAACCGTACATATTTCAAATAAAGGAATTCACATAGTGCCTAGAAAGGAGCGGTAAAATGACTGAAGACGCAGTATTTGGGTTTGTTAAAAATGCCAAGTCTTACACTTTTGAAGTTACTGATGTTGACGGTAGTCTTTTTACAGGTAGACTCGTATCCTGTACGTCTGGTGCGGATAATGAGCCGGATCCGGCATCCATATCGTTACAACAGAAGGGGTACTCGGTTGAGCTGTTTGTAAACGAAATCCAATCAATCAAAGAAATTTAGACCCAACGGGTAATGTCGAGGTTCTTTTTTCATGCCTTGCGCAGTGGTGCGTAGGGCATTTTTTATTGGTGAAAAGCGGAGGAGACCGCATCACATATATTTAATGTGTTCGAAAAGGAGAATGAGAACCATGACAATGGCAGAATTGTATGCAGCACTGGAAAAGCTCGACGGCGGTGCGGCGATGGTGGAGACCATTAAAGCAGAAGTCGGGAAATTGAATGTAGAGTCGAAAGAGCAGCGAGAAGCCAAAGAAAAAGCCGAAGCTTTGGTTAAGACGTTAACCGAAGCAAAGGAAACATTGGCCAATCAAATTGCGGAATTGCAAAAGCCGGGAGCAGGAGAGCAAACGGCCGAGTATAAAACTCTGCTGAAAAAATTCGATGACCTTTCCAAATCGTTCGAAACAGAAAAGGCTGCAAGGCAAGAAGCCGAACAAAAACGAATCCAGACAGACATCATGGCACAGACGGTCGATGCGTTAACGAAACATAACGCAATGGATCCGAAAGAGTTCGCTAAGCTTATTGTTGGCGCCATTGAAGTCGGCGATGATGGCAAGTATGGATTTAAAAAGGAAGACGGTACTGTCGGGACGATTGAAGACGCAGCCACCACATGGCTTAAGGGTAAGCCTTGGGCGGTGAAAGATAATCAAAACGGTGGCAGCGGACAAGGAAGCTCCGGGCAGAATGCCGGCAACGATGTAAAAGCACAGTTTGAAGCGGCACTGGGGATATCCCAGGCAACGAAAGGAGACTAAATAATGGCGATTAATACGTTAGAATGTGCAAAAATTTTCCAAGACGGGCTTGACGCACAAATGCTCGCAACAGCAACATCGGCTTGGATGGAAGCCAATGCAACACAGGTAATTTATAACGGCGGTGATGAAGTAAAAATGCCCGAAATCTCGACGGCAGGACTTGCGACATACGACCGTGATAGCGGCTTCGTACAGGGTGCAGTTACGCTGAAATTCGGTACATATAAGCTTACACAGGACCGTGGTAGAAGCTTTTCGCTCGACGCAATGAGTGTTGATGAAACGAACTTTGTGGCTTCGTCCGGTAACGTCATGGGTGAGTTTCAGCGTTTACAGGTCGTTCCTGAAGTAGACGCATATCGTTATAGCCGTATTGCGGCGTTGGCTAAAGCGGCAAGCCAAGAAAAGGCAACGTTTACGCCGACGGCTGATAATATCCTGGCACAGCTCGATGATGATATTACGGCAGTACAGGATATTGTAGGCGATGACGAACCGCTTGTTATCGTGATGAATCGCAAGGTACGCACGATTCTTAACAATGCGAAAGGCATTCAGAAGTTCATCGATACGGGCGACTTTACAGCCGGTACGGTAACGACAAAAGTACGGACGTACAATGAAATTCCTATCATTGGCGTTCCTAGCGCTCGCATGAAAACGCAGTACGTATTCAACAACGGCACGACAAGCGGACAGGAAGCGGGCGGCTTTAAGGCTGATACTCAGGCGAAGGATATTAACTGGATCGTAATCGCACAGCGTGCGCCGATTGCAGTATCCAAGACAGACAAGGTCCGCATCTTCACCCCGGACGAAAACCAAAAGGCAGACGCTTGGAAACTTGATTACAGAAAATTCCACGACTTGTGGATTCCGAGCAACAAGCTTAAGGGCGTATTCGTTAATACCGGAGCATAAGGAGGTACCGTATGAACACTCGAGTAACTCGGCTTAATGAAGTTCAGTACGCCGATTCTGAATACCGCCTTCAGCAGTTAGTTGCCGAAGGATTTGTGGCGGACGAACAGCCGACAGAAGAAACGGAGCTGGTCGAAGAACAGCCGACAGAAGAAACGGAGCCGGTCGAAGAACAGCCGAAAAAGACAAAGGCAAAGAAGGCTGAAGCCGTAGAACAACCGGCTGAAGAAACGGAACAGGCAGGCGAGTAGTATGGGCGTCAGTCGGGATGTGTTCGATAAGAGAATACGACAGGCCGTAAAGGCCTCGGCCATTGAAGTCCAGGATGAAGCACAAACGCATCACAACTACACGTCACGAACGGGCGATTTAACTCGTTCTATTGACATGCGAATGCTAACCGACAAGAGCGCCGTTGTATATCTTGATGAGGGCTTGGCCGATTATGGCCCGTTCGTTCACGAAGGCACACGGTCGCACATGATACGGCCGAAGAATCGTAAGGCCTTAAGATGGGTCCCGACTGGCGGCAACTCGTTTTTGTTCGCAAAAAACGTTCTTCATCCCGGCAATCGCATGGATCCGTTCTTGTATAGAGCGCTAGATACGAAAAGGCCGGACATCATTAAGCTATTCGGTCAGTATACCAAGCTTGCCACTAAAGACATATGTGATGCCATTGAGCAGAAGTATAGTAATGGCCAAGCATGTGAGATTGAATTCAAATTTTAAAGGGAGTGAATGCACATGTTATATGACTTGGCCGAAATGGCGTTTATGGACGAGTTACTTGGTAAAAACGTTACCAAGGACGACCTCGCCATTGCCGAAAAGTGGCTGTATTTGTTCGCACAGCGTCTTGGAGTTGAGCAAGCGAAGGTTATCCGTAGCTTTGTAGCGGATGAGCTTGTAACGCTGTATACGTATCGTGAGACCTGTGTGCGAAAGGCATACAGTTTGCCCGGAGCTTATGGGCGTGGCGGCGAAACGGACGACTTTTACGGCAAAAAACTCGTATATATCCAGGGCCGCATAAAAGAACTTGAGGGCTCGATTACACCCGAAGACCTTACAGGTGACCCGACGCAGTATTCCGGTTATCGGTCGTGTGAAATCTTCAGGGGGTAGTCGATATGATAATGTGGTTTGAGCTTTTAAAGCGGATTCAGGATGTTCTTATGGCGTGTAAAGTATCCGCACCTGTACAGCTTGGTGCGGTTATACCGCAGCATGCTGCCGTCGACGAAATCGGCAAAATCATGCTTGTTCGAGGGTCTGAAGCGGTAAATGATGAAAGTATCGAAAACGAGCTTCTCGTTACGATTTATCTTGAAGCCTGGGTGCGAAATGACGACCCGGATTTATCCGTCGGATACGCTCGTATTAGTGAGCTCGAGGGACAAATCGACGCAGCCTTAAAGCAAATGCGGCAAGCCGTCGGCTCACTAAATGAGGATATATGCGTACTTAATGGCAGTAACTATCAGATTTTAGACTTAAAAGTTAAACAGAAAACGGGCGACCTCGACGCATTGCGACCGTTACTCGGTTCGCAGTACACGATTGAGTGTCGCCTTTTTGATTTGACTCGTGAAGGAGGAATATACTAATGCCGGCATCAACACCGAAAAAAGCACTGGCACCGTCTGCAGCTAATTCTTTAGCGACGGTGGGTAAAAATTATTTTATTTATTTAAACACAGGCACCGACGAAACGACGGGTGCGGTATGGACTAAAATCGGCGGTCAGAAGGGCGGTTCTATTAGCCGTAAAGCCGACTCCATTGACGCTTCTCACAAAGACTCTGGCGGCTGGAAATCGACCTTGCCCGGTCTTAAGGAATGGAGCATTGAATTAGATACTTTGCTCATGGCCAACGATGACGGCCTGGAAGCGTTGAACGATGCCTTCCTTAAAGACCAGCCTGTACACCTTAAATTCGAGTACCCTGACAAGTCCTATGTAACCGGTTGGGCGTCTATTACGGAACTTTCTATCGAAGCTCCGCATGACGATGTGGCGTCTTATAAGGGAACCTTGGCAGGCATTGGTCCGTTATCTGAATTAAAGAAATCCTAGAGAGGGGAATATATAAACCATGAAACAAATTAAATGCGACTTCTTCGGCAAGGGTGAACGCTTATACTTTAATATCCAACGCCTGGCTGAATTTGAATCGGCAGTCGGCAAGCCTATTTACAACGCTATTCAGCAATTGTCCTTATCGGATATCATAACCGCATATGAAATTGGCCTTCGTCAGTATGGCCGTCGCAGCACTCAGTTCTATGCAGACCGCTTGCAGGAGCTGTTCGATAGCGGTGAGGTTGAATTAAACGACATCATGATGCCGATTGTTAAGGCCATTACCGGTAGTGGCATCCTCGGTAAAAAAGCATACTTCATGGCATTCCCGGAAGAAAAAACACCCGAAGATGATGCCGAAAAAAAAAAAAAAAAAAAAAAAAAAAAAAAAAAAAAAAGGGGGGGGAAAAATCCCCCCTCTTCTTTTGCATTATGGATACGAAAAGCCGAAAAAGTGGCTTATAGTATCTTGGCTTTAAAGCCGTCAGAATTCTATGAGCTTACGCCTATGGAATTCGAAAAGATGGTGCAAGGGTATGACCTTCGGACTCGCATTGAAGACGCCAGAACGGCGTATATGACGTCACTTATTGTTAACGTTCAGCTTGATAAGAAGAACCAAATTAAAGTGAAGGATATTATGAAAGATTTACATCCTCCGACACGATTGGATCGTAAAAAAGAGGAAATGGAATTTATGAGAGAATGGCTTGAAGAAGGGGGTGAGTTGTAATGGCAGACGCAAATATTCACGTCAAAATAAAAGGCGATAGCTCAAGTGCCGAGGCGGCCATTGATAAGGTCGGCAGTAAATTAGAAAGCGCCCTGGGCGAAAAAATGGGTGGCATTGCCAAGAAGGCTTTAAAGATGATGCCTATGGCAGGGGCGGCGGCAGGCGTAGCTTTAGTTGCCCAAGAGGTTGCTCAGCTTGCCGGTAAGGTATCCGATACGGCTGACCAAATGGCACAGCTTAAGTCCCGTATAAACCTCATTAACGACGGCACTCAGACGACGACCGAAATCATGGACAAAGTCTATGCAGCCGCACAGCGTTCCCGTGGCGGGTACGTCGAAATGGCCGACAGCGTGGCTAAGCTTAACATGCTTGCTAAGGATGCCTTCAGCTCGAATGATGAAGCGATAGCCTTCGTTGAACAGCTAAATAAACAATTTAAAATTTCTGGTGCAAGCGTCCAAGAGTCAACAGCAGCCATGTACCAGTTAACTCAGGCTATGGCAGCAGGCAAATTGCAGGGTGATGAATTCCATTCAATCATGGAAAATGCTCCCATGCTTGCACAGGCGATTGCTCAGCAAATGGGAATGACTGTCGGACAATTAAAAGAGATGTCATCGCAAGGTCTTATTACGGCCGATGTCATTAAAGAAGCGCTTTTCAACAGTGCCGAAGAAACGAACGCCAAGTTCGCTGAAATCCCCATGACGTTCGCTGAAATCGGACAACAACTCTCTAATCAGGCCTTACAGGCTTTTCAGCCCGTCCTCGAACAGCTTAGCTCTATAACCGCTTCGAGCGATTTCCAGGCTATTGTTGAGGGTATCGGAATATCCTTTCGAGTGATGGCCGCAGTTGCACAAATTGCCGTTGCGACGTTAAAGGCGTCGTTTTCGGCTTTAATTACGGTTATAAAGTATGTGGCGTCATCGATGAAAGCCGCTTTTTCCGTCATTATTGGAATAGGCAATCAAATTAAGCCTATAATTGCCGGGGTTGCGGTAGCGTTTACGACTTGGAAAACGGCCATATTAGCCGTATCCGTAGCGACTAAGGCGGCGGCTACAGCACAAGCCTTATATAAGGGGCAAATGGTAGCGTCCAGGATTGCGACTATAGGCGTTACGCTTGCATCCATTCAGCTTAAAGCGGCCATGATAGCCAGTGCCATTGCAACAGCCGGGGTGAAAGGCGTCATGATGGCCTTATCCGGTACGCTTAACCTGGCGAAAGTCGGAACAATGGCACTAGGTGCTGCCACTAAGGTTATGAACGCAATCATGAGGGCCAATCCCGTCGGTATTGTCATTACGATATTGTCCGTTTTGGCCGGAGTTCTCGGCACATGTGCCGCAGCGACTCAGGGATTCGGAGAAACCGCATCGGCGGTATGGGAAACGCTCGTTCATACCGTGGCCTGGGCGATTAATCAGATTATCGCTCTCATCAACAAGCTGATTAACGCTGTAAATGGCGTTGGGGCCAAGCTTGCGCAGGTATTCGACTTTGATTTCTCGGCTATTAATAATATTGAAGGCATTAGTCCTGAAGAAGCGCAGGCTGCTGGCGATACTATTAAATCCGCAGCCGGAGATGTGTTTAACGCACTGTCTGGCGGAGGTGGCGGTGAAATTGACGGCGGCGGCTATGACGGTGGAGGTGGCGGTGGTGTTGAACAG